GCTGGCGGCCGGTGCGCGGGTCTGTCTCGCGAAGCCACTCCAGCCAGTCCTGTCGCGCGTTGACGGCAACCCAGTCCGGCACCCGCTCTTCGAGGTCATCGAAGAACTGGCGCTTCTGCCGCTCCATCGCCCGTTCGTTCGACTGCGCGCGCTGCGTTTCCGCTGCGGTGCGCTGCTCGGTGAGGGCCGCATCCACCTGCTGCTGGGCCGCCTTGAAGGTGGCCGATGCGATGGCTTGGGCTTGATCCTCGCCGAGCGCGTCGAGCTGCTCGGGGGTGAAGAGGGTGGAGAGGTCGACCGCCGCCGGCTTGGTGGCCTGCTGCAGTTGCTTCACTTGAGCCTTCAGGTCGTTCACTTCTGCCCGGAGCGCGGATTCCCTGGCGTCGAATTCGGCGCGTTCACGCTGAATGCGTTCTTTCCACATGCCGGCATCGACGGACAGGCGCTTGCGCCAGTACATCGGATCTTTGGCACGCGGATCGGATTCGAGCGCGGGATCGTGGAATGGGAGAAGGTCCGGCCTGTTCGGCTCGGCGGGGTTCTGGGTATCGGTGGGACTCGGCGGCGTCGGATTCGCGCCTGGCGCTTCCCCTGGCTGGGGCGGCACCTCCGCTGCGATCGGCACTGCCGGGTCACCGTTGGGCTGGTCCTTCATCGCCTCGATGCGCGCCATGCGCTCGCGGATCTGACGGGGCAGCCGGGTGTCAGGGAGAGAGGCTGTTGCTGTCATAACGTGGGGTTCTCCGATCCAGGCATCAGGCCCATGCCATGGGCTTCGGTATCTGAGGGAACCGGGGATCTCGCCTTGCCATGGCGAGGGTTCACCCGGCTAACCGGTCAGCCCCTGCAACCACAGGGCGGGCTGGTCGTGCTCTGTCGAGCTTCTTCTCTGCTTCGGTCACCTGGGAGATCAGCTCGGCCAAGAGCTGGGCCTTCCCCTGCGTCCGCAGCAGGTCGTCGCCGATCGCGGTGCGCAAGCGCACGTCGGTTTCGGTCTGGTTGCGCTGCAACAATTTCAACCACTGCTGGCCGTCCGGCGTGCACGAGAAGCGCCGCAGGTAGGCCAAATCGGTGGAATCAAGCTGCATGGGATCGGATTATGCGCGTGAGGCGCTCAAATGACGATGTAGCCGAAGACCACGGTGTAGAAGCGCGCGGACGTGCTCGTTGACACAAACCGCAGCTTGGCCCGGTCGTCTGTCGTGTTGGCCTGCACGCCCACAGCCGCCACCTCGGTGGTGGTGCTGGAGATAGCGCCCGATCCAACGCACTGGTTCGTGCCGCTGAAGTTGCTGGCGACCGGCAGCGAAACGTCGATTTCCGTCAGCGTGGCGCTGGCCGTGGCGGTGACCTCGACCCGAGTGAAGACGAGCACCGCATTGCCGATGCGGATCCAGCCCGACACGTTCGCGGCCGACGCCGCCACGTTGGTGATACCAGTCAGCGTTGGCGTGTAGGTGTTGTAGATGTTCGCGCCGGTTATGCCGGTCGTGACACTGACGCCGCCAGTGACAGCCACGTCGCCCCCAAAGGACGCGCCGGCAGCGAAGGCCGCAACTTTGTCCTGGCCGATGGTGAGTGCAGTGGCTGGTGTGGTGCTGCCGTCTGGTGTCGTCATGAAGCGCAGGGCGCCCGGCATGTCGTTGGCGCCCGGCGTGCCGTTCACAAAGGCCTCGATGCGAGCCAGCTCCTGGAAGGCCGCGCCGTCACTCCCATCGAATGACAGCCGACCGACGACGTTGGTGTCAGCAACGATCGTTTGCGTACCAACAGCCGCAGCTGCCGAGTACCCGAGGGCGATCGTGGCTGGCCCGGTGGAGGTGTTCCAGCGCGCGATGCCGATCGATGACGTGGCGACAGAGGTGCCATTGGCTTGCAAGACCGGAACGATCGAGCTGCCGGACGATGCGAACGTGCGCAGCGTGGTGGTGTTGAAGGCACCGGATGAGGCGTTGAAGGCGCCGGCCGCCGACAAAACGCCGCCCGAACTCAGCGTGAGCTGGCTCGAACCGGCCGTGTAGAACGAGAAGCCGTCGGTGGCGTTGTCGTAGTCGATGCGCCCCTGCGTAGCCGAGCCGCTGTCACCGAATCGCACTGCGGCGATACCGGACGTGCCGGCGATGATGGCCAGGAAGTTGTTATTGCCGACCGCGTTGTTGCGCTGCAGGGCCAGGGACGTGCCGCCGCTGAGCGTTGGCAAGGTGCCGCTACCGGTGCCGTCGATCAGCACGCGGCAGTTGGCCGGGATGGCGGCGGTGTTGCCGATCACCATCGTGGTGGGGGCATTGACGTGTGCGGCGAACGCGGCGCTCTGGTCAGCACCGAGCGTCAGGGCTGTGGTTGCCGAGCCGCCAGCTGCAGCAGTCGTCGAGAACACCAGACGGCCGGAAACGCTGCCTGTGCCGATGGTGGCATCCGCGAAGGCCTCGATGCGCGCACCCTCGAAGAACGCGGCGCCGTCGCTGCCGTTGAATCCGATCCTGCCCAGGATGTCGTTGGCTGCCACCACGGCATGCGTACCAGTCGTGGCACCGCGCGACTTCGATAGCACCAGTCCGGGGGATCCGGTGTTGTTTGACCACCGATTAAGGCCGACTGTGCTGCCGGCGGCTTCAGCGAGCACGCCTGCGCCATTCATCTGCCACTGGGGCGTGATGGCGACGGCCCCCGTCTTTGTTGCCTGCAGAGCCCCGGTGTTGACCAGCGTGGCGAGCGTCGACAGCCCGGTGACCGTCAGGGCCGCGAACGTCGGCGAGTCGCTGGAGCCGAGCCCGAGCGTTGTGCGCTGGTCGGCCGCAGTGGCGTCGTCGATCAGTGCGCGCCCGGCGGCCGTGATCGATCCCAGCGTGACGGTGTTGGACGCCGAGAAGTAGGGGAAGGTGTCGGCGGTGCCAGCGCTGTTGACCAGGGCCCGGCCGCCGGCGGTGAAGGTGGCCAGCGCGGCCGTGCCGCTGCCCGTGAAATACGGCAAGCGGTCTGCGGCGCTGACAAGCCCGGCGATGGCCTGCAGTTCGGCGTCTTGCGCCTGCACGTCGGTGCCGATCACCACGCCCAAGGTGGCGCGCGCCGTCAGCGCGTTGGCGTCATCGAGCAGCGTGCGCGCGAAGGCCGTGAAGGTGGTCAGCGCGGCTGCCGCCGATCCCGTGAAGTAGGGCAGCGTGTCCGCGGCCGTGGCCAGGCCCGCCAGCGCAGTCAGGTCGGCGTCGTACGGCTGGACGTCGGTACCCGGCACCAGAGCCAGCGCGGCGCGCGCGTCGGCCGCGGTGGCCGTGGCCAGCAGCACCAACCCGAACGTGTCGGCCTGGCTGTCGTCGAGCTTGGAGTCGAGCGCTGCTTGAAGGTCGGTCTGGTCTGCCAGCGTGCCGGTGATGTCGCCCCAAGCTACGGTGCTGGACGGCTCCGGCAGCTCGTAGACCTGGGCGACCAGCTCTTCGTAGTGGGGCATGGCGTCAGACGGTCGACCGCGCTACTTCGAGCCCGCTCTTGGGCTGGATCGACTGCGTCTGCTCGGCGCCGCTCCTGTTCGACAGCGTCGTTTGCACGATGTCGGTGATGAGCTTGGTCATGGCGTCCTGCTGGCTGCCGGCGGCCCTTTGCTGCTCGATCTTGGCTTGGCCGTCGATCTTCTGCTGCTGCAGCGCCATTTCGCCCTGCAACGCGGCCTGCTGCTTGGCCTGCTCGGCCTGCATCTGCGCCTGCATGGCCTCCTGCTGACCCTTCGCTGCCTCGGCCTGCTGCTGCTCGAGCTTTTCCTCGTCCGGCACGATTGAGTCGGCGTCCAGCTCCATCGACGTGGCCACCTCGTGCAGCACCGCGGCCCGGCCTTTGGCGCCGATGATCTGCATGTCGAACGGGTTGGCCGTCAGGCTCAGGAACTGCATGCGGTTGCGCTGCGCGGCGTCCTTGATCAGGATCGCTGCGGCACCACGCGGCACCGCCTTGCAGTCGCCCTTGATGCTCTCGTCCTCGTTGTAGAGCATCTCGTTGACGAAGGTGGCCGCGATGTTGGGCCCGATGACGTACATGTCGATGTTACTGATGGCCCGGCGCAGCCCCTTGGCGGCGCTGTTGAGCAGCATGGCCAGGCCGCTGGCCGTGTCGCCGGCGCCTCCCACGCGCTCATTGCCGTACGTGTAGCGCGGAATGCCGGTCGAGTCGTCGGCCCTGATCTCCCACTTGTCATAGTTGGCGTTCAGGCTCTGCGAGTTGTCGGGGATGTTGAACACCCCCATGCCCGGGTTGACGCCCTGCGTGGGGTCGCTCTTGAGCTGCCAGACCTTGCCGCCGAAGATCTCGATGGTGTTCTCGCCGTCGGCGAACCGGTCGGCGTGCACCCAGAACTGGGGCTTGGCCGAGAAGGTGACGTTGTCGGCCATGCTGCTGGCGTAGACGTTGCACATCTTCTGCGACGTGGAGGCCAAGTCGGGCACCGAGTTGCCCCAGAACGCACCGGGGATCTCGTCGTAGCAGGCCTTGCGGTACGGCCTGGTCCCCAGAGGCTCAGGGTTCAGCGCGGCATAGATGATGTAGCGGCCGATGATCACGACGTTGCACTCGTAGTCGCGCGTCGGCTCGAGGGCCTCGCCGTTCTTGCCCTCGACGCCCCAGGTGATCAGCTTCCAGCCAGGCACCGAGCCCCAGTAGTTCAGCGCGTCGATCACGCCCGGCGGGCTGACGAACATGTAGAGCGACTCCTGCGTGAGCCGCTGGCGCTCGGCCTCGGTCCACAGCCAGCCCTCCATGTGGCCGTTCGTGTAGTCGCGCAGCGCCTTGTCGATCTCGTCGTCCTGGTAGCCCGGCAGGCCCTTCAGGTCGTGCAGGTTCTTGCGCCACAGCCGCATGCGCTCGATGAAGTCGCCAGCCTGGCAATCCTTGGCGCCAGGGGCCGGGTAGGCGTCGAACGGGCTGACCTGCTCCCAGCACTGTTTGGGGTCGTTGACGACCTTCGGCACCCAGCCGTCGGCCCACTTCAGCGTCTGCACGCGCTGGTACACCGGGCCCTTCATGATCGCGGCCGGGTAGGTCACGAAGTCCTCGACGAAGGCATCCATCGCCTCGGCCCAGCCGCCCTCGGCCAGCCGATCCTCGATCTGCTTTTCCATGCGCCGGGCCCGGATGCCTGCAATGCGCTTCACCGCCTGCTCAGCCTCGGTGCGCAGCTTGTCGCCGAGCTCGGCCACCTGCTGGCGGAACTCCTCGCGGCTCATCACGGCGTCGGTGGCAGACGGCACCATGGCGCCAGGCTGCGGAGGTGCCCCAGGCGGCGCCCCTGGCATGGCCTGCTGCTGGGCCTGCATCTGAGCGGCCTGCGCGCGCTGCAGCATGATCTGCTGCGCCTGCTCGATCGCCTTGTTGACGATCGACTTCTTCAGTGCCGACGGCAGCTCGGCCAGCGGCGTCGGCTCCAGTGCCCACGGCCGCTCACCCACCGGCAGAACGATGTCGCGGATCCACGCTGAGCCGGCACGGCACTTCGTCTCGGTCAGGTCCGAGTAGACGAAGTTGGTGAGGCCAGCCATCTGCAGGTTTGCCATCTCCCCTGGGCTGAACACGCGGCGCCGGGAGCGCAGGCACCCCAGTAGCTTCTGGTCGATGCGCTCTTTCGCCAGCTTGTTGCGGCCCCATGAGGCGCGGACGTGGCCGGCTAGGGCGGTGCCGGCTTCTTCAACGATGTCTTGCGGGGCTGGGGGTAGCGCGGCGTCGCGCTGTTCGATCTGGCGCAGGCCCAGTTGCCTTACGAGCGGATTCACCATGGGCACCTCTTCGGTAGGTTCACGGCATCCGGCGCTGCGGGGTTGCCCTGGCGCGATTGTGCCGCGCGTGGGCCGGAAACAAGAAACCCCGCTTCGGCGAACCGTCGCGGGGTTTCAGGGCTGCCGTTTCGATGGTCGAACACCAGGCGACAGCGTCACCTTGCGCCAGCCAACCAGGCCTCGATGCGGATTCAGGGCTGCGATCGCAGTACCACCCATCACCCGCACCGCCGAGCAGCCCAGCATGACCAGCGCGGCAATCCTAACAGAGGGGCGGGGCGTGGATGGATGCGCACTTCACGCCCGTCCCAACCTCCTACGGCAACCAAGACGTCGAGCGTATGGACCTGACCGATTGCCTCGGCACTGGCTTCCCAATGGCATCCCGAGACTGGAGTGCAGCAATCCTACCAACAAAAAGCCCCGCCAAGCGTGAACCGGGCGGGGCTTCAATGGCCAGGGGCCAACACAACACGAGGAGACTATCGAGCAAACTGCCTGCGCATCCTGCCTGCGCCTGGCGCGGTCGTCAAGCGCTCAGCGGCTCCAGACGACAGTGCGGCGCTGCACCGGCCGGGCCTTGGCCAGCACCACCTTGCGGTCGATCAGCTCGGGCACGAAGCTGATGGCCAGGCTGTCGGCGTGGTCCGGGCTCTTCAGGCCCTGTTTGCGCATGTCCTGCTTGCTCACGAGCTGGATGCGGAAGAGCGCGTCGTAGCCGTAGTCCATGCTGGTCAGCTCGTCCACCAACTCGTCGTTGTCGGGGATCTGGCCGTCTTTGAGCCAGTCGCGCATCTTTCCCCAGCACTCAGAGCGCTGGTTGAAATACTGTTTGTCGTCCTTGGCTGGGATACCCCACATCACTGGGATCAGTGGCGGCAGGTTCGGCATGCGCCTGAGGCTGCTGTCGAGGTCGGCGCCGTTGCCGTTGGCGTCGTAGGCGATGCACGACACGTTGTCCCACTGCTGCAGCAGCTCGAAGATGCGGCCGGCCAGGTCGGGGCCGTCGAAGCCCCACATGCTGATCTGCGCGTGCACCTTCAGGCCCTGCCGGATGGTGATGACGCTCCAGTCGTCGCCGAAGCGCGCCGGGTCGACCGCGAAGATCAGCGGGTAGGCCGCCCAGGCCGCCATGGGCACCTCGCGCCGCTTGGCCAGCTCGCACAGCTCAGCCCCGATGAAGTTGCTGGCGCCGGCGCGCGGGAACTGTCCCTTGACCCGGACACGGAAGAAGTCGCTGTCGTCGCCGTACTCGCGCGACCACTCGGCAATCTGCTGCTTGTTGGTGAACCTGACGTCGCGGCCGTCCACCCGGTGGTACTCGGTCACGCCGGCGCGAGGGCGCGTGCAGCCCTTATGGAAGCGGCCGGTGGTGCGGGTTGGGTTGCCGAAGCTGGCCCAGATGATCTGTGTCCGCGCGTCGGTCAATGCGCCCTCGGAGACCTCCCATATTGGGTCGTCGATACCTGCGGCCTCGTCAAACAGCAGGAGGACGCGCTTCCCCTTGTTGTGCAGGCCGGCGAAGGCGTCGGTGTTGCTGACGCTCCAGGGGACGGCGTCTACGCGCCAGGTTTTCGCGTGGTCCGGGTCGGCCGAGTAAAGCGACTCGGTGGTTAGGACGAACAGTTCCTTGGCGATGTACAGCTGATACCACTTGGCCAGCTCAGCCCACGTCTTCGTCTTCATCTGGCCGGCAGTGGTTGCCGTCACCACGCCGCGCGTGTCCTCGCGGGACATGGCCCACAGGATCAGCCACGACACCTCGGCCGACTTGCCGACGCCGTGGCCGGCGCTGATGAATTCCTTGATGACCGCGCCCAGGTCGCCGCCGT